TAAGTGAACACTTGCGGAGTTCCGCTCCCGTTCACCAGCAACGACTCAACGGCTCCGTTCTTCACGAACTCGTTTCGGATGGAGGTCGGATTCGACGGAACAGACCCGAACGCCACCGCATCCCCGTCCGGGGTATAGAGAGTCGTCTTCAGCCGGCCCTGCCCAGACACCGTGTCGATAGCGTCCAGGTGAACTAGCGCACTCGCCCCCCGCGCCACCTTCGCATCGGTCTGAACTCGATAGATGATGCCGTCCAGCACGACACCCACCACGTTCCCGCTCGCGTCATAGATCACCAAGGGCCACGCGGCTGATCCTGCCGCCTTCGTGCCCTGCGCCACCTTCCCGATCTCGTTCGTGCCCGCGGGAAGGGCATCTTGGATCTTCTTGATCCCGTCCGTTGCTTTGATGCTGACCAAGGTGGAATCGATCGTAGTGAGCTTGCCGCTTTCCTTGGCTGGGTCGCTGGGGATATTGTCGGTCTTGCCCTTGATGCTGGCGAGGGTTGAGTTGCCCGTGTCTTGCTTGTCGGCGGTCGCCGCCCCAGAGGGCAGGGGCAAAGACTCAACGCTCACCGGCTGGGCCGTGTCGCCCGTGGGATCGATGCGAAGCGGGTTCTCGGCGGTACCGAGGAACTCACCATCCTGGTCGATCAGAAGACTGGTCGGGGCTTCTTCCGGCATCACTCCACCACGATCGTTCTCGTTCGAGAAGTCTCAAACGGTCCAGAATAGCTGATGGCGTCGGTCACCGTTGCAACCAGGGCACCCGCCGCATCGTAGACCTTCCAAGCGATACTGGTTGGGAAGGGCCCGCTCCAAGTGGTCAGCTTCCCCACGATCTTTTTCAGCTTGGCCGAGCTCTCCCACCAGATGACCGCGGTTGGAAAGACCGTTCCCGTGATCTCCCGGTAAGCGCCGCTTGCGAACCCCTCGGCCGGACCACCCTTGATGAAGTGAATGAGCTGCCGAAGAACCTTGTGCTGGGCTTCGGTGAGCCCACTCCCACCACTTCGCGGGTCAAAAACTCCAGAGGTATCCCGAAAGCGAAAGGAGCCAAGCACGAAACGCATGGCTCCTTCGGTTGAAGGATCCTCGGTCTGTTCATCATCGAGAACCAGTTCTTCCTCGATGAGAGGACCGGGGAACCTGTCGGGGGTCTTGCCCGGCATCACTTCCCTTTCTTGCGGGCTTTCTTGCCTCGGGCGGGCGCACTCGGTTCGGCCACGGGCCGAAGCGGGGCGTCCTCTGCCTCCATGCGCGCATGGCGCTCATATTTCTGCACTGTGTCATTGAATCGGCGGGAGGCGATGGCGTTCGCGTGCTCCAGCCCGAGCAGCTTGCCTTCCAGCTTGTGAGACTCCGCGGCCCAATCGCTGGCCAGGTCGGCGATGCGCTTCGCCAGCCGGTTGATGATCGCGATCTCGACCCGGGCCTGCTCGGCCCCGATTTCTTCCTTGTTGAGCTGCGCCTGAACCCGCTCCACCTCGCCCTTGATGATCAAGGTGATGGAACCGGCTGCGTCGGCGGACACCCGTTTTGTTGCGAGTGCCCGCCGACCAGCCAGAATCTCCTGGTCCACGTCCGTCACCAGCTCTTGGATCCCGTCAAGCTTGGCACGGGTTTCAGGACTCTTCACTTCGTCGATGCTCTTGTTCTGATCAACCATGGGTTCCTCCAGCTTGAGCCCCGACTAGCGGGGCCAATCGCCACTTGGGTTGAACTACTGTTTCAGGACGACGCTGATGATCACGTCGCCGGTCTTGATGCCTTTGTCGAAGTCCACCTTGAGGTCGCCGCTGGCAGGCGTGGTGCCGGCATAGATGTCGTTCTTGGTGGTTCCGTTGCCGCCGACCATGAGCCGGCCGTTCAGAAACACGAGCTGGGTCACGCCCCCGATCGTGTTCATATCGATCGGGTTGGCGGTGATGTCCTGAATTGCCGCGGCGATGTTGTCGCCCTTGGCGAAGTTGCCCGCCGCGGTGTACAGCTTCAGGCTCATGTCCACGCCACCGTGCTCGCCAGCGTACTTGATGGCGGCGGCGACGGAAGCGAAACTCTGCGAGAACAGGTCGCCGATGGCTCCCACGGTGGAGTCATCCAACGCAATGGGGGTGTCCTGCCGCCCGGTCGTCAACAGGATGTCGTCAGCCGCGGTCACCGCCACGTCGGTCGCGGTCGCCACGATGGCCAGCCCAGAGCTGTCGATCTGCCCGCCGGTCACGCCGAGGTTCATATCCTGGCCGTTGGAATCGACGGTGATGCCCTCCCAGAAGTCGTTGGCCCCGGCCTTCACGGTGAACAGGTCCACCGCGCTGTCGATGAGGAACTGGTCGGCGGTGCCCGCGTCGGTGCGCAGGATCTTGACCAGAACCGCACCGCCCGAGCCCTTGCGGAAGATCCAGCTCTTGGTGTCGGCGAGCCGGATGTCCACGTCGCTTCCGTCGACGGTCATGAAGTTGCCGCCATCGTACGCGGCGTCCAGGGAGACGGTGATGCCCGAGGGGTCCACCGCGTCCAGATCCCCGCGGAACTCCACGTCGGCCATGTCGTTCAGGCTGTCGCGGTTCGAGAAGGCGTAGACCACAACCTTCCCCGCGATGTCGGCCACCGGGCAGGCCTCGAGGTCATTGAAAGCCGCGTTCGGCCGCACGAAGGAGAGCTGGCCCTGGTCATTCCCGCTGTCACCGAAGGCGCTTCCATCGGTCGCGGCAACGCCAACCTGGAGGAGCGCCGACACCCGACGCCCATCCGAGAGGATCGCGTCCCCGGTGCTTCCGTCGAACATCTGCACAAGGTTCTTGGGGTGCAAGGCATCTGCACCGCTGATCTCGGCCAGCGAGTGGGAACCGATGGCACCGGCGAGCTGCGCCGAGACTGCGCCCTTCTTGGTGGACGCGATGGCGATGTTCTTGTCGGGTTTGCCGGTGGAGGTCAGCTCCATCCAGTTCTGCAGGGCGGTCACGGTCACGTCCACCAGGTTGAGCCGGTAGGCGATGGCCAGCTTCGCCTCCAGGGTGGCCCGGTTGAACAACGCCTTCAGGGAGGCGTCACCGCCGAAGTCGGTGTTGAAGTCGTCGAACCAGTTGCCCGTGGCGCTGCCGTGGATCACGCGCTTGATCTGGGAAAGCTCACCCGTGAGAAAGTCCACGCCATCGACCGCGTCCGTCTCGATGGTTTCGATGTCAGCCGCGATGAGCTGGTCGTTGGGGTTATCGGTTTTCCGTACCTGGTCTAGCCGAAGCAGGGTCGCCGTCATTTTCTACCTCCTACCGTGTGAAAGGGTTGAACCGTTGCTTGCCGGTCTTGGACACGGACACTCGAACGGCCCGTTGCGCTGAGTGAACCATCACATTGATGCAGACATCGTCCAAAAACGCAGTCATCTTCTCGCCACCTTTGACCTTGTGCTCCTCGTCTACGGGCACAAGTTCGGCGAGGAAGAAAACCTGGCTGAACCCCTTCGGCTTGATGAGCGAATACTGAACGCCCTTGAGTGCAATGGTGAGCCCCGTGATGGAGGCCTGAAAGCGTGGATCTTTGATCTGCTCCAACCATTGCTCAGCCTGCTCCGGGTTTTCCAGATCAATCCTAGCAGTGAGTCCATCTGTGGTGTGTACCTTCAGCACTGCTAGGGCTTCCTCTTGAGCTTCGGCCAAGCAAGGTTAGCCTCTTGATTCCCGTTGGTTCTTCCCCCTATCGAAGGGGACGCTTCTTTCTACCAGCATCTTCATCCGCAACGGGGGCGGCGAACGCGATCGGTCCGTTGGCGGACGCCGGCTTGACTTCCGCCTTCTTCTCGGAATCCTGAACCACCTTCAGCTTCGCCGCAAGCTGGGGGTGGGATTGCTGGATGTGATCGAACTCTCCCTTGGTCATCGACCTCAAGGTGTTCGGCCTGAAGTACAGAGCGCCCTTGACGGAGCGTTCAACCCCGGGCCCGAAGTCATCCACCTGCTGAGGTGCGATGCCATTGGCGATTTGAACCAGTAGCATCTCTCGCCTCCTTCAGCGGTCACCCTCTCTTGCGTCGGGGCACCCGCGGAACCGTGTTCTCGGAAGCCTCCTCCACCTGCACGCCCGGGGAGGCCTCAACCTTGGGTTGCTTGGGCTCCACTTGGGGAGCCGGGGTTGTCGGGATGGCCGCGAACTTGGGGGCTTCGGGCTTCACGGCCTTCGCCTTCTCGGGCGGATCCTCCAGCACGACCACGGAAAACGCCGATTGGCCTTGCAACTGCCGGATCAACGATTCGTCCGTGATGTACTGAGGCTGACCGCGCCTGAAGACGGTGCCCCTCGTGGTGTACGACAACCCTCCCGTCAACTCCACTCGTGCTCGCGCCACTTGAGTCCTCCTTTCGGATCAACCAATCATGTGCGATGCACGTTCAACTAGACGCCGGTCCCGATGTTCACGCCCTTCACCAGGGCGTCGGTCTCCTCCAAGGTCACCGCGACCTTGGCGGTGATGGCGTACTGATTCACACCCTTGAAGATGTCCCGATCCTTCTCGATCCTGATGTCCCGACCAATGCCCAGGATGAAGTTCGCCTGGTGGGTCAGGAGGATCTGGGGGTTCGCGCAGTACGTGACTTTCACCGTCTGGCCGTCGGTGATGGCCCCGCCCGACTTGCGGTTGATGGTGCCCGCGGTGGTGTTCAGCTCGTAGTCGGTGTTCAGGATGAGGGGCGTTTCCGCCGTCGCATCCAGGGTGGAAATGCACACCACGACCGAGCTGATCGGGGCGTACCGAAGCGCGACGGCAGTCGTGCCCGGAAGCGCCACGTGCTGGACCACGGGGGCCATGAACTCCATCAGGGGAACTTCGACCATGGGAACCCCGAACGGGTTCTGGCCGGCGCCGCCCGCGGCCTGGTCGCCGAGCGCGGTTGCGCGGGTGGCCAGCTTCTCCATGTAGAGCTGAGCCAGGTCGGGGCTCAAGAACCACCGGAGCGCGGCCTTGTTGCGACGGAACTTGGTCGGCATGGCGCGCAACATCGAGTTGAAGATGCTGAGGCCGATGTTCTTGCCCTGGGCGTCCAGCACGTGAGCACCGTCACCAAGACGCGCCCACCCATCTTGGAGGGCCAGGTACTTGTCCTTGACGTACTTGGACGTTGACCCGCCGTCCTTGTAGTCACCCTCGAGGATCGCCGCGCCCACGGTGTCCCCGTTGATGTAGAGCTCTTCCATGTCGTTGGCGAGCTGGGTGGCCATCATCTTGATCACGTGATCTTCGATGGCCTCACCCTCGATGTTGATCTCCTTGAACACGTCACCGATCTCGAAGGGCACCATGATCTCCCGCGGTTGCAGGGTGACCTTGGAAGTCGAGATGGTGCGGCGCAGCCCCGGGTCCTGGGCCTCGGCCTTGGGCAGCGCGGCGCGCCGACCGATGCCGATCTTGTCGATCTCCAGCGTCTCGTTGCGGAACCGGACGACGCGGGCGTTGTTCTTGAGCACCGTCTCATCGACCACGTAGTCGATGAACTTGTCGGCCTGCGCGGGGTTGAGCTTCCCCGCGGAGGCAAGGGCGTCGGTGGTGATGACTGCCTTTTCGATCAACTCTTGGTTCGAGATGCCCGGCATGATTCTTCCTCCTATTATTCCTTCTGGTTTTCTGGTTCTGCCCGCAGAGCGGGCGTCTACAGCACGCCCGACCAGAGGCTCTTCTTCACCTCTTTGGGCTGGTCGGTGCCCTCGGGGCCAGTGGCCTTGGAGGGGTTGCGGGCCTTCTCGATCGTGGCGAGCCTCTTGGTCAGCTCGGCGACCTCGTTCTCAAGATCCTTCTGGACCTTGCCGGCACCAGCCGGGCGAACCTCGCTGGCCATGGCCACGGAGGTCGGCAGCTCCTTGATGGCGGCGAACGCCTCCTTGGCCGCGTTCTCGTCGGCGTCCTGCAGAACACGGGCCAGGTTCAAGAACGTCTCCTTGATGGCCGACACGCGCTGCTCGGTGAACATCTTGCGACCCTTCGAGATGGCCGCGGTGTCCAGCTCGATCGACCCGTCGGCCTTGACCACGAGCAGGTTGCCTTCGCTCTTGGCCTTCTTGCCCTTGGAGTTCGGCGAGGGGTATTCCTCGTCGGGGTTGGCGGGCGCGCCTTCGGCGCCGGGGCCGGCCTTCGCGGCCTCCTCATCTTCGTCGCCCTTGGCGGCTTTGGCCTTTTCCTCGAGGAAGGTGGTCAGCTCGTCCACTGCACCCTTGGGTGCGCCTTTGATTCCGCGGATCATCGCGGCCAGGGCCTTCGGGGGCATCCCCGCCTTCTTCTTCTCCTCCTCCTCCTCGGCTGCTGCGTCAGCCTTCTCCTCGGGGGTCATCTCGGCCCCCGCCTTGGGCTTGCCAGCCTTCTCAGCCTCGGCGTCCTCGGCGTCCTTCTTGGCCTTCTGCACTTTTTCCTCCAGGTCGTTTGCGAATGCTCCCATGGTTTTCTCCTCCAGTCGTTTGATCACGAGAAAGGTTCGACGGATTGCCGGTCGGTCCACAAGGCTGACCTCCTTGACTTCGAGGTCTACGATCCTTCTCACCTTGCCGGCTGGTTCCGCCATGACTTGCCCTCGATCAGGGTTTCGACTTCAATATGTGGATTGAAACACGGGCGGAAGAATTTTCCCAATTTTCAAACCATCGACGCGGTGCCCCCGATGGAGAAGCCCGTGATGTCACCATTTTTGATGCGTCCCCAGAGCTGGTCGCTCAAAACATGGATGGTGATGAGCCAGGAACCGGCTTTGACCTTTTCCTCGCCAAGTTGCATATCCGTTTTCGCCAGCCATGACTCGTACAGCTCCACGCCGATCCCGCCGAACATCCGGTGCATGAACCCCATCTGGGTGTCCCGGTTGTACCGGGCGAGGAAGCGGTGAGCCGCGTCTGCAATCACCTCGGGGGTGATCGTGTCGTTCTGGGCATCAACCACGTCGGGCTCGAGCACGATTCCCGTGACCTCACGCTTCTCGGAGTCAACCTTCAGGATCGGGATCTCGTAGCTCACCTCGAACTGGTCAGCTTCGGCCTTGACCGCGGCGCGGGTGGTCGGTGCTACCTGTGAAGGTTCCCAAAGGAACTCGTCGCCCCCGCGGTTGCGCTGCGCCTGGAACAACCCCTTCAGCTCCTTCCCCTCAACCATGACCTTCAGGAAGTCAGTGCTCTCGGCAAGCACGCTGGCCCGCCCGCGGTCTATCACCCGAATGGTGGACGGGGTTTCCTTGGTGGGGTTCAAGTAGTGCCCCGGCTTGATCTCGCCCTCCAGGCTCATCGATTCCAGATGGTGGTCTACGCCCAGCTCGGCCGCGACTTGCTGGTTGTCGATCGGGCTCTGGTAGAACTTGATCGCGATCAGCTCGCGACGCCCCACGTTCAACCGGAGCCAGTAGATGCGGGAGGACGGTCCGGTGCGCACTTGAATCGGCCCCCTCCACGTCTGCTCCTGCAACACGAACTCGGCGTCGTTCATGCTGGCCTTCTCCACCTTGAACACCTGGTCAAAGTTCAGCTTCACGTCGCCCTTGCTCACCGCCTCAACCAGGGAGTCCCGTTGCGCCTTGGCCCCGCCAGCGGTGCCCGCCTTCCAGTATTGGAAAGCCGTGGGCACCTGCAACCGCACCTTGGCGGGGAGTGCCGAGTAACCCAGCGGCGGCATCCAGCTTGAGGCAACCGCGTCCCGCCCGAGCACGTAGGGTGTGAGATCGTTCGGGTAGATACCAAACCAATTCGCCCCCTCCCCCGGCTGGTCCTTGGGCTCCTGCGAAGGAGGCAGGATCGTCTTCGACTGGCTTGCGGCACTGGCCCGAGCGTTGGCCCCTTCAGGTGGCAGGTTCCAGACCTCGCCCTTCTCGGCGCGCTGAATGTTGAGCTGGCGGAAGATCAGGCGGTAGTTCATGGCCGCGCCGTGGACAAAGTATTCATGCACCCATGGCTTCTGAGCCCCGAACTCAACCGTCCCCTGGTCCACGATCAAGAACACCCCGGGAAAGTTCACGGTGGCTCCCACTGGCGGGCGCTCACCCTCCTGGCCCGCGGGAGTCACTCCCTCAACGTTGATCCACTCGTAGGGCTCGGGTGCCTTGCGCTCGCTGAGAATCTCGGTACGAACCAGAGCTTCACTTCCCCTCCGCGGCCGCTCAGCCCACTCACCAGTCTTCCAGTTGATCTTGGAAACCTGGTCGATTCGCCGAACAACTTCCTTTGCCTCGGCCAGGGTAGTCACCGGCTCCGGGATCGAACCCTCGATCATGGTATTCAGGGTCCAACCAATGAGCAGCCGGCGCGGCCGCAACGTGACCCGGAAGTCACTATGCAAGCTGCGCCCGCGGTGGTGATGATGCACGACGTAGGGATAGCTCCCGCCCTCGGGTGGAATCTCGAGATAGGGGTCCTCTTGTTTCTCCGTGGTCGTTGCTTGCTTGTACTCGATCTCACCGTCGGCGTTGATCTCCTTCTCCTGCAAGACCAGGTTCTCGCGGGCCCGGCTTGCTGCCGAGTCCACCGTGTCGGGCTCGCCGTCCCACGGCCCCATCACGCGGGGCACCCACGCCGACATTTCCTGGCCTTCGGGCCCGTTGACCAGGTTCACCGTTTCAGCTTCGATCAGAATCCCGTCACCCTCTTTGAACTCAAGCCTGGTGGCCATGGAATCGCCTACGGGAAGCACCTCATGCTCACCAGCTCGCACGGTGGCTTCGGGGGCCTTTGCACCTGGGCGCACGCCCCATCCGTAGACCCACGCCCCGCTTCCCGTGCGATCCTTGCGGTAGACCACGCCCCGAACCAGGGTGGCGTTGTGGAACTTGATCCACGTGTCGGGCGTGCTCATGTCCAGTGGGTACACGGAGTCAGATCGCTTGGTCACCACCCCTTCGGATCCGGGCAGGGTTCGCATCTGGCGAACCGCGTGCTCCAGCTCGTCAGGGGTCTCCACTTCCTCACCTGGTACCGCGTTCAGCTTGCCCCCCGTGTCGGGCACCCCGGTCGTCTTCTGCTTGATGCCCAACCCCGCCAGCACGCTCAGCCGGTCTTCAAACGGTTCCCCGTGCAGGTCCTCACCAGCGTAGAGCACGTCAAACACGTTGACCACGACGGCACCATCATCGGGCTCCGTTTGCCCGTTGATGTACCCGGCAACCGCTTCCCGCGGTAGATGCTGCCGCCCCTTCCACATCTCCACCTCTGCGTCAAGGATCAACTTGGGTTCGCGCAGACTCAGCACCTCCTTCACCACCGTTGGGAACCGAGGGGTGTTGTCGGTACCGTCCTCCGAGAAGATCAGCACGCGGTCACCATCCCGGTGAATCTGGTGGCGGGCCCCGTCGAACTTTTTCTGAACGAAGGCAGGAAGCCAATCGGGATTCGCGTTGAAGTACCCGATGAACCTCTCGACGGACTGCTCCTGCTCTGGGGCGGCGGCGCGGGTGGGCTTGGGTTGGAAGAAGAACTTGCCCACGGTGAGCCGGTTGTCGCGCTTGGCCTCCTCCGCGTCGTGCAGCATGGCCTCGCTCGCGGCACCGGGCTCTTGCTTCTCAAGGCTGAACATGGGTTCAGGGTTGTCCCAGTACGTGAACCCGCCAAAGTCAACAAGCGCCTTCTCGACCTTTTTCTTGCCCTCTGGCCTGGCGATGAACTTCTGATAGGAGTCCACGTTGAACTTCTTCATCGCCGCGATGTACTTCTTGATATGGTGGATGGTGACCACCTTGGTCTTGAACCCCATGCCCGACTTGTCGATCTTGTACTGGTCAAGCACGCTGCGCCAGTGAACGCTCCGCACCTTGGGAGGCATGGGGGTTCGGACCTCATAGACATCGGGTCGGTCGTAGCCTTTCAAAAACGGAATGGGCCCGTAGTCCTCGATCTCCTTCGGTTCGTACACGAGCACCTTGCCGAAAGCCGCGGCCTTGTGCCACGCGGTTGAGTCCACGGAATCGATCCGATCGAAGTCATTCAAGAACCGCCGCAAGCTGCCCACCGCGAGCATGTGGGTCAACGTCTTGACCTCGCGCCCCTTGGCGAAAGCAACCTTCACGGCCTCCAGAGGATCGCCGGGGAACTTTCGCTGCCCGCGCATCGGGAGCGTCTTGGCAAACCCGCTCAGCGCCAGCTTGTCCCGGTCTACCCAGATTTTGTGAACCTTCTCCTTCTCGGTCTTCATCCAAAGGTGGTCAACGAACAGTGGGTCAACCCCGCCCTTCTTGGCGCGCTCATAGTAGTCCAAGGTCTTCCTGCGCGACGCCAGATCATCAAACTGCACGTACTCGTCAGCCCAGCTCTTTTCGCTTTTCATGAAGTCCAGCCACTCTTCGAAGTGAACAGTCCCGGGAGTGGAGAAGTTCGTGAAGCCCCCTGAGTCCAGCATCACGCGCCCGCGGTGCTTCTTGATCGAAGTGAGCAGGTTGCCCTTCTTGTCGGAACGCTCGTTCAAGAAGGCGAACGAAACAAGGATGTCCTGACCTTGAAAATACTCCGCGAACTGGGCATAGTCACTTTTGTCAACCGCGAAATAGTAGTAGAAGCTCTTCTTGCTGGCCATGGGAAGCCTCCTTGAATCAACCGCGGTTGAGCTGAAGCTGCAGAAAGAACTCCTCGCGCGTCTCAGGCTTTTCCAAGAACACGCCCATCAACTTCGTGGTCTTCATCACCGCGCCGGGCTTGCGAACGCCCCTGCAGACCATGCAGAGATGCGTTGCTTCCAGATGCACCCCCAGCCCACAAGGATGAAGGTACTCGTGCATCGCCATCGCAATCTGGGCGGTCAGGCGCTCTTGGATCTGCAACCGCCGAGCGTAGCAATCAAGCAGCCTGGCAAGCTTGGAGATGCCGACCACCTTCTGAGCGGAGGGAATATAGCTGATGGTACCGTGGCCTGAGAAGGGAAGCAGGTGGTGCTCGCACACGCTGATGAAGGGAATGTTCGCCAGCGTGATCATCTCGTCGTACCCCTCCGCGGGGAAGGCCGTGCTGAGAACGTCCTTGGGGTCAAGAAGGTAGCCCCCCAACATCTCCTCCCAAGCCTTGGCCACGCGCTCGGGGGTCTTCATCAGCCCCGGGTCGTTCGGATCCCTACCGAAGGCGCGCAGCATCCGCGCAACCGCGCCCTCTATAACAACCCGAGCCGCTTGTGCATCTGTCCCGAAATGCGAAATCCTTGCCTCTTGCTTGCCAGTGTCAGACATCTGTTCGCGTTCTCCTTGAGGCGCACCCCATCCACCGGCTGAAGGAACCAGTGGTCCGCGGTACACACCGCAACCAATTCGGTGATCTGCTCATCCGAAGGGGTGCCCTCTGTGATTGGGATCTTGATCTCGTCGCAGGTCCGTTGCCTCAGTCCGTCGATTCCAGGTGGCCACTTGGGGCTCACCGTGAGCAGGTCGGGCCACTCGTCCGGGCGAAACTCCCGCGTGCCGTTCGTCTCGATCGCAACGAACCAACCCTGTCCCTTGAATTGCTGAACCATGCTCTCGAGAGCGTAGAGGGTGGGCTCGCCGCCCGTGATGCAGAGGTGCTTGATGGTGGTGCCCTCGGCCAGCGCCCGCACCTCATCTACAATCTGGTCGATCGGCATTGGTCCCAACCCGTTGTCGTGGTCCGTATCGCACCAGGCACAAGCCAGGTTGCACCCAGCCAACCGCACGAAGATCATGGGCACCCCAACCAGGGAGCCCTCCCCCTGCACCGTGCGAAAAATCTCGACCACCCTATACCCGGTCTTCACAGTACATGACCTCCGAGCCGGGGGTTTCCTCCACGATCACGGACACCCGGTCGAGGAACTCAAACCGGGCCAACGTTTCCTTTGCCAGATACGCCGCCATGTTCTCAGCGGTCGAAGGCACCACCTTGAAGGCGGGATGGTCGTTCAGGCACGTGTGGTCAAACTTCCGTGGAAGCTCGGCCAGCTCCCCGAAGTCCACGACCATCCCTTGATCGTTCAGGGCTCGGGCGCTGACGATGAACGTGATGCGCCAGCGGTGCCCGTGAAGGTTCTTGCACTTCCCCGGATGCGCGGGCAGGAAGTGAGCCGCGTCAATCTCAATCGTCTTCGTCAGCTTCCACATTGGCGTCCTCCTCGTTCGCGTCCTTGCGCCTGCAAGGCGGAACGTCTTCCGGGGCGAGGTCCTCAACCTGTTCTACTTCCGCCCGCTGGTAGATGGCCTCCCGGTCCAGCTTGATATCTTCCGCCATCTGCTTCACCTCGTTCTTGGGGTTGACGCGCTCGAGCACCATGTCAAAAAGCTCAACGTGACTGGTGAAGGGCCCGCCGAACTTGTCAAGGTGGAATTGCACTCGGTCGCTGAGCTCCGGGGGAAGGGCCCGCCCGATCCTGAACTTGATCACGTGCAGAAGCGGTGCCGGCATTCCCTCGGCTTCCTTGATCAGGATGTCGATGTCGCCCTTGGTTCTTCCGTTGTTGGCCAGCCCGCCAACCAGGTACACGAACGGCATCCTAGCCTTGAAGGTCTTGAAGTGGGGCAGCACTTCGCTCAAGCTGATCTCCCGCCCAATCACGTTGCCCGAGGAGTTGACCTGGGAGAACTCATCCTTGCGAACCCGCTTGCGACCTGGCTCCTGCCAGTAATCGGGCTGACTGCCCGCGTTGTTCTCGAAGTCGCTGGAGTTCTCGTCCAGGCCATCGTCGGGAGGGGGCGGGTGCGACTTGCCGCGGCCGTACATCTCGTCCACAACCCTCGCGTGCAGGTTGCTCAGGTCCTCGGTTGAGAACCCGGGGTGCGCCGGCTTGCGGTACCACTGGTGAAGGGTCCAGTGGGCCTGCAGAAGCTCGGGCGAGTTCATGTCGCTTGGGTCCGTGTCCGGGCGCAGGCTCACGCGCTTGTCCTTTCTTTCCAGTACGAGCGGATCGTCCACGCTCTCAAAGTGGTTTTCCAGGTGGGGCTTGCCGCGGTCAACCAGGGAGAACGCCCCGTGAACCACGTGGGCGCTCAGCGTGGACCAAGACCAGCCCAGCGGTTTGGCCTCCTTGCCGTTGGTCTTGGCGATCCGGCTGGCCTCCTTCTTCATCATGCTCCAGGCCTTCTCGCGGTTCCATCCACCCTTGTTGAGCGAGAACCACACGTATCCCCACGTGAGCAAGGCCAGAACTGGTTTCTGGTTCTTGCAGAGCGAGCAGTATTTCTCGAAAGCCTTGAACGGGGAGCCGCTGGCGTCGAAGTCGATCACGGTCACGGGTTGCGCGCAGACGTCGAACTCCTCCATGAACTTGATGTTGTCGGAAACATGCACCTGCGCCTTGGGGTGCTTCTTGCGGTACGCCCGGGCCCGTGCAGGATCCGCCTCAACCGCAAGGTGCTCGGCGTCCTTCTTGAGGGCGCACTCGGATCGCCCGGTGCCCGCGAATAGCTCGAGCACCACTCCACCCTTGCGCGCCGACTTCAACGCCGTCAGGTAGTATGCTGTCTTCTGCGGCTTGCTTGCGATCTGGTTGGACATACGCCCATCGGTCGGTTCGCTCACGGTGCGCACCCGATGCTCTTTGGACTTCAGAACATAGGTGTCGGTATGACTCAGCTCGGCTTCCGTGATGTCGAACTCCTCACCCAGCACGGGCAGCTCAAGGCTCAAACGAGCCCCGACCGGGAGATAGGCAACGGTGGCGTGCGGGACGAACCCATGCTTGGGCTTGCTCTCGCCGGTCAGCTCAACCAGCTCCTCCCGAAGCTGTGAGTACACCGACTCAAGCCCGGGTGCGTCGAGCAACGCAACCAGAGCGGTCTTGGGCTCCCCACCCTTGCTTGCCCCGTCAAAGTACGCCCACCCTTGCAGCTTGGCCTTGATGGGCAGGTGCTCGCGCAGGACCTCCTTTGCCTCGGTTGCGGCATCCTGCGCCTGCTCGGGGGTGAAGTCCTCGGCACCTTTGAGGTACAGGAGGGTGACGTGATCCACGTCCTCCACTTCCACGCCTTTGCCGCGCATCTCCGCGGCGACCACGCGCGACAGGCTGGTCAGCTTGGCGCGCACGTTCTCGGGGGTTGGGATGTAGAAAAGCAACCGCCCCGGATTGTTCTCAACCCGCTTGGCGACCCGAAACTGTTCGGGGGGAATCCCCACCTCTTGAGCCACCTCCAGAAAAAAATCGCGCACGCTGTCCTTCATGCCCTTGGGATCGAACATGACCACGGCCGGCCCCCGCCGCTTGGCCTCCTGTAGGATTTGGGTGAGGACGTTGTGGATCGTGGGTAGGTCGTACTTGAACTCGCCGGTTGTCGTGAGGGTGGCGTACCAGGCCAGCACGATCCGCAAGTCGTCGCGCAGCACGGCATCGCTCATCTCGCTTGGCCGATAGTGCCGCGCATCTTCGATCTTGGAGATCGAAGTCTCGTCCTTCAGGGAATCCACAAACCGCGGAGCCTCGGGCAGTACCCCGCTTTCGCCCAGGTGTCCCGGGTTCACCTTGCCTCCACCCGCAAGGTCATCACTGGTGATTGCCTTCACGCGCCGCACCTGCTCGCGATCCTGGTTGGGGAGTGCCCGTCGCTTCAACCGAATGTGGGCCATGACTCACCTCACTTCTTGTTATACTTCTCATAGAGCGCGTCCAGCCCGGCTTGGAACTTGTCGAGCGCCTCCTCGTTTGGAAACGTGGGAACGAACCAGTCCTCGGTCATGGGGTCAAGGTCTTTGCCCGCCTTGAACTGCTCCTCGCACCACTTCAGCGCGCTCTCGGGGTCACCAACGATCACATCTTCCAATTTCACGAGTCACCTCACTTGTTGAAAATATCCCAGAACCGTTCGGTGAGTTCCTTGTCTTCCAAGAGGGACTTCCTCATGCCGTTTTGAAATGCCGTGTTGAGGGCGTCGATCTCAGCCGTCTTCAACCCAGCCGTGAGTTCGGGTGGCATCTTGAACTTGCTCACGAAGGCTTCAAGGAACTCCTTGGCCGTTTCGGTTCTGTCGGGATCTGACTTGAACCGCAACGCGGCATCAGTCAGCAACTTGCGCCCACCGTTGTTCATGGGAAGGTGTGCGATCCCTCGAGCCTCGTTCTGGGCGGCGTTGCCCGAGAACTTGCTCCAGAGGTTTGACGAAGGCGTGAGCTTCTTGGCCACGGCGTGAGTCAGCTCGGTCAGCCGTTCGATCCCGGGGTCATAGGCGCAGGACGCCTCGCCAGGCGCGAACCACTGCAAGCCCCACTTCTTGTTTGCGATGAACTTGGTCACCACCTCGGTTGTCGATTCCTCGATCACGCGCCCGATCACCTTTCCGATCCTACTGGTCGCGGCGCCCGGGGTCACCCCGTGGTATGCAGCGAACTTGTCGGAAGTGCATCCGTGGATCGTTTCATGAAGCAAAACCTTCATGGACCAGGCTTCATCCCGGGTGAGCTTCTTGGCCGCGGTCCTGTCGAGCTTGACGCCCTTCTTGGACATCCCCTTCAGGCTCTTGAAGCAATCCTTGCCCATCGCGATCCGGCCACTGTAGTTCGTATGGAAGCCGCCGCCGCCGCGGGCCATTGCAAGCAAGGTTCGCCCGTGCTTGCCGATATCGGTGTTGACCAGCTTCTCGGCTGCAACAAGAGCGTTCATCTCGCGCCGAATCTCGATTGCAAATTCCTCCCGAACCAAGCTGTTATTCCCCTTCATCGCGGTTGGGATTTTCAGCTTGCGAAAGGCGTCCTTGAACTTCGTCTCGTTGAAGTACGTGGTCGGGGTGACCGGCGACTTCGCCAGCTCGGGGAACTCGGGCGGAACCACGCCTTCGGCAATGACTGGCGGGGGAGGGGGCTCCTCGGGTTGCAGTTCAGGCGGCAGCACGTCTTCCCCTTGGGGAAGCTCCCCCTCGGCCGGATCCCATGAACCCGCCTCCTGGCTCACGTCGATCGTGCATCTGCACCGGAAGTGAAAGGGTGGCATTGCGAACCCGCCCTCGGCCAGCGCCGCGGAATCCTCCATGGAGCCTTCGCCCCGCTTGATTCCCATCTCCTCCAGCTTCTCAGAGGTCAACCACGGGTGAGCCTCCTGCACGGCCCCAGGGTCGCTGCCCAGCTCGCCCGCCATCACACCAACCCCTTGGGTGGTCGTGAAGGTTTTGCCGTCCATGGCTCCGCAGATTTCACAGGTGCGCTCATCCAGCGGGTTCATGATCGTGTACTTCGTGATCCCGTAGTCCACGAAGGAGCGGAGCTGGCCTTGCGTGCGGGCGACCGTGGCCGCGTTGGCAACCAGGCCCTCGAAATACTGCTCGGCTGAACCGCGGTAGCCCGCGGGTGTGGACGCCCTACCTAGCTCCAGGTCAAGGGCAGCGCGAACCCGCGTGCCTGCATCCACCGGGTCGCCCCCGCTCTCAACGATCGCCTCCTTCGCAGTGCGGGCGATTGCGTCGCTCACGTTCTTTTCATAGTGCGCGCCGGTCCAGAACACCTGATGGTCAACCAGGGACTCAACCGCCCGCTCATCGATCACGTCAAAAGCCGGCTTGGCTTCCGCGAACCGTCGCGCACCCTCGGCTTTTCCCACAGCCTCTGAGGTCGTGGGGGTGTCGTAGGTGAGCGGGCCCTGCTTGAGTCCCTGGCACTTCTTCCAGCCAACCTCCCGGGCAAGGCGGTAGATGCGTTCGAGCCCGTCGGCGTATCGCGCCTTCACCTCCCCACCCCACCGCCCCATGATAACGTTCACCTTGCGGGCGATCTCTGCACCGCTGGCCCCTTGGCGTGCGGCCTTGGAGCCTGCGTCTACCGCTTCACGGGAGAGCTGATCCCACTTGCTGAGCAGGTACTCGCGCAGAAGCACTTCAGCGCGTGCAATCTGCGCCACGAGGTCCACCTTGGCCACTTCGCAGATCACGAACTCCGCGGCGACCAGGGCGTCCAGGCGCTCATCCAAGCTGAGCTTGGAAAGGAAGTTGCCCAGCACGTGGCTCACGATTCGGTGTTCTCCTCCGCGCCCCCGACTTGGGGCACGATGCGCCCGCCCGCTTCATGCTTCCAGGTGCGCTCCAGTTCCTTTCGCACCCTCATCAGGCTCGCCATGATCTGGCCGTCACTGATCCCGCGCAAGTGGTCATCCATCAGACTCTTGAGCGCCGTGACTTGCTGCCCAACCTCAGTCGGCTGCGCCTGGTTTTTCACGGCCGCGGCCATCGCCAGGCTGAACGGCACGTCGGGGTCAAACCCCTCGATCGTCGGGAAGTCGGGCAGCTCCTGCCCCAGAATGTCCTCGAGAACTAGCCGGGCGATCCGGGGGGTCATGCCGCCCGTGCGTTCAGCACCAGAAAGGATCCCAACCAGCTCGGTGTTGTCGGTGGTGTTGGGCGAGTTGCTCTTGAACTTGTGGTACACGATGCCCATCCACGGAAACAGGATCCGATTCACCCAGGAGTCAAACACCTCACGGGCGGGTGCGAAAATCTGCTCATCGGCAAGCTGCCGGCTGGACTCGGCGGTGGCTCGGGTGTAGTCGTCACTTCTGCCCACAAAGATTGGAGGAAGCCGAAAGCAACACCTGACCCGGTCCTGGTTGTTCTTGGAATAGTTCTGGAACATGGCGTCCTGAACTTGCGTGCTGGACAAGGGCTTCACGTCGAGCTTCACCTGCCCACCCTCGTCCCCTTCCATCACGCCCTCGGCCTCCACGATCACGAACTTGGAATAGTTGTCGGACCCTTGAATCTGGCTCTCCACAAAATCCTTGAGCCGACCGATCGATCCTTCGGTCAGCTGGCCGTTGCTCACCAGGACCAGCATGGAGGGGACGTTGTTGTTGCGGAAGGTCACATAGTTGATCTCCTCGGCCGCACGGTCCCCAAAGATGGAGAGCAGGTTTCCAATGAAGCGGGGCAGTCCGTAGGGGCTTCGCGGCGCGTAGAGCTTGAAGTGAACCATCTCGCTCGCGCGTTTTTCGGGCGGAGTTGCGGCCATCTTTTCGGGGGTGTCCAGCACCTCACCCGTCTCAAAGTGAAACTCGCGCGGGTCACCGAACTCCTTGAAGTACCGGATCTGATACCCGCCCACGAACGACAGGTTGCGCCGCTGGATGGCCTTGCACTGCACGAACCGGCGAAAGCGGTGGAAGACCTCGGTCTTCACCACCTGCACCTTGCCATCATTTCCCATCTCGAGCATGGGCATCGGGTACTTGAACGGGTCCACGTCCTGACGCCCAAGCCGCACCTGATAGGCGGGCACGTGGTTGAACCCCTGAATCAACTGGGTTGCGCTGCGGATGACCTCGAAGTAGGCATTGCCTGTCGTCTCCAAATCAAAGCGGAGCCGCTTGCGAAAATCCACGAAGCTGAGATCGAGGCAAACGTAGTTGAAAAAGTTCTCAAGCCGCACGTGCTCGGCCTTCACTTCCTCCACGCTCACCGCGGCCACCTTTTCCCCCTCGGGCTCAGCAACCGCAAACTTGACCCGGGGAACCAGGCGGTACCCATAGCCCTCAATGTTCTCGACCATGGACTCAATGCACGGGGTCAGCTCGCTGTTATGTTCGGGCAAGGTGGCCAGGGTGAGCAGATCAAAGGGTGGTTCAATCACATCACCGCGGAGGGTGAGCGCCTCAAGCGGATCCTCGGGCAGGTCCTTCGGTTTCCCAGGCTCGTCGTCTTGCTTGGCGAGGTCAATGGTTGTGCGCGGGGTAGCCTGAATCACCAGGGCGCGGAGTGCCTGCACGTTCTTTCTCACGCTGCGCTTGGTGACTTCTTTCAATTCTTCCATGCTGCCTCCTAGATCACTCCAGGTTCGTTGTTGCGCCGCTTGCGCACCCGTCGCCGGCTGGCCGTGACCGCGTGGTCCAGAGCGTCGAAAAGATCATCATGCGGGTGGTTGGGAAAGAGCACGAGCTGGTCAATCAGCGTGTTCATGCCCTTGCGGAAGTGCATCCTCTTTTCCTCAAACACGGGCGAGAGCTTCCATGCCCGCGTGATCTTGTCCTTGTCCGTGTGGATGGGGTAGATGCGCAGATTCACATCCTGTTCTTTGAGCACCTGGTGAAGGACTTTCTGGTAGGCCACAACCTCCAGCCCAGCAAGAACAGGATCGTGAAGGCGGTACATTTCTTTGAACCGGGATTGCTGCAAAGTGAAGCGGTCGAACCCGGCATAGTAGTCGAGAACCCAGATGTGATCCGCCGCGTCGAGCCCGATGACCACGATCGCGAACTGGTCGTTCTTGGTGTTCTCGCCCACGGCCAGGTCCACCCCCATGAAGACGCGCAACCCGCTTGGATAGTCGATGTCGTTGTGTTGCTGGCAGTCATCATACTTGAAAATTTCACCCTTCATCGCCTCCGTGTCGCACTGGTACTGAGCGTTGAAGATGATCATGCCCGCGTTCGCCTTCTTCTTGGCAAGCCACTCGGGCGGATACTTCTCGGGCCATGGTGACTCCTCATTCTCGTTCAGCGCCGGGATGATCTGGCTCTGCGCCTTGTACTCGTTTTCAAGAAGATGTCCGTAGAGGTCGGCCCAGTGATACCGGGTGCCAAGGATGTGGTGCTCCCCACGATGCTCCACGGTCGAGTCAGGTGGCTCAAGGCACGGGTCAAGGGTTTGGTAGAACCACGTCTTGGTCTTCTCCCGCATGTACTGAGTTCGGGCGTTGTCCTCGTCCACCAAATCGTCGCTGATGATCACGTCATAATGCTTGGAGACGATCGTTCCATCGACCCCAACACAAGTGACCGAAGCCTCCTTGCTGACCCGGGTGCGGGGCAGAACTTCGATCTCGCGGTTGTCCCACTTGGACACCAGGTTCGGATCGTAGTACCGCCCGAACAACGCGGCCAGCTTGTCGTTGCTCTCAAAGTGCCCCTTCACCTCTTTGAGAAAGGCCTCGGCGTTGCCCGCTGTCTTGCTGGCGAGCAGAATCCGCAGGTTCGGGTTCTTGAGCAGGTAGTGGATGGTCTTGGTGATTGTGCAGAGCGTTGTCTTGCCTGCACCACGGAACACGAGCTGAAGGCTCTGGGGGTGCTGAAACTGAAACTGGAGCATCGCCAGGTGGAAGGGTTCAACCTGGTATCCCAGAACCGCGATGGCCAGAATGTCCAGGCGGTTGTTCTGCAGGACCTGCCGACGGATCCACTCGTCGCTCATCTGGCGATAGTGCTCAAACAACCCGATGAGGTCTTTGCGCTTGGCCGTGGCCAGCGCCTTCGCCCCTTTCAGGGCAAGCATGGATCGCTCGGCACTCAAGACCGTTCTACCTTGCCGAGACGGGGAAGCCGCTCACGTAGACATCCGCGAAATCACCCACTCCAAAGGTGCCTGTCACCTTCACGAAAATCACGCGGCCGCGAGCCGTGGGAAGGTCCACCTCGAACGCCACGCCAGTGCCCTTGCCCGCGAAGGTGAGCGGGGTGTGAAGGCTGATGAACTTGCCCGCACCCTCGCACCAGAACAGAAACTCGATCGAGGCGTCCAGGCTTGTACTGGGAACGACTTGAACCAGGGCGTACTCGTGGTCCGCCATGTTCATGCCCAGCTTCTTGTCCGTGATCGAAGCCCCGTCGGCCGCGGTCACGTGGCGGTGCGGAGCGTAGTTCGGGGCGTACTCAGGAGAGCAATGAAGGTCCATGGTCAACTCGCTTTCTCAAAAGAGGCATCCCGGGCGAGGGCGGAACTCTGCAACCCGCGGGGGGGAATCACCGGCTGCAGATGCGGGCCCTGCGCCCGGGAAGCCAAGTTCACTTCTGCCCGACTACTCGATCGCGACGTAGCGGCAAAGCTCGCCGCTCACGTTCAGATCGGTGTCCGCGCCCAGCGTGAAGCCGTTGCTGAGCGGTGTGATGCCGTTGCTGGTGATGAAGGAGTTCTGAGCCGAAGCATGGTTCAGGCTCTTCCACGCGCTCGCATCGGCCATGCCCTCGATCCACTCGCCGGTGACCAGCCCGCCGATGTTCAGCACTCGCACGTGACGGGGGCGAAAGCCCACCGTTCGCACGTCGATCGCTGCCCCGGTTCCCTTGAACGACCCAACCATCACTTTCGCTGCTCCGGATGCCATTCGACACCTCCTTTCAGGTGGTTCCTCTTGACGGACTCGGCACTGGCCCAACGGATGCCGGCCCTGTGCCCGATGGGGCACTTGAGGGTTCAAAACAAGCCTTGTCGGCCTGCAATTTGATTTTGGTCAAACACGCGAAACACACCCGCAAGCCGTGCTCGGGGAAGACGACTGCACACTTCAGCTCCTGCAAACAGACCGAGCACTTGAGATGCCACATGCGCGCCACTCCGTCAGCGGGCGGTTCATTCGCTGCCCACCAGACAGACCAGGGCGCGGGCTCCTCACGTTGCATATTCACCACCACGACCACCGATCGGTCGGGTTGTCCCAGAGTTCCCGCGGGATGTTCCCTTGCTGCCCCGCGGCGCGCCGAGCATTGCGCTCGAAAGGGTTGTCGTAATAACTGTGCAAGCGGCGCATGAAGCACCAGACGATCACCGATGCCAGCCCGTAGAGCACCGGCTGAAAGGCTCCGAAGACCATTTGCTGAATCACGTGCTGTTCCTCGTGCCGAATGGTGCGGGCGTCGTAGGCGTAGTCATACCTCATGATCACGAAGCACCCGCTGGCCCAGCCCGCCCACTTCTTCATCGCCGAGCACCCCAACCAGCTTCCCGGCATCGCGCGCATGAGCAGGGCCCACTCCGTGTGCCGCACGAACTCGACCTGTCCAAAAGCCCACAGAACCCCAAGGTAGAGGGCGCTGACCCCGGTGTTTGGCGCCATCCACACGTTGCCAAGAACCAGCGCGACCACCTTGAAAAGACGCTTCACTGTTAGGCCTCCCCATTCACTGCACCCGAGGGACTCAGGCTGTAGGACAAGGGCTCGCCTTCCACTCGATGCGCCACAACCATCTTGGTCTTTTCCAGCCGGCGCAGGATCGCCTTCAATTCCCTTGTGGGCCAGTTCAACCTCATGGCAAGCAGATTCACGCCGAACTTCCCGCGCCCAGTCTCACGCGGGTCTGTCCGGTCCAGCTCGATCATTTCCTGCAAGACATCGAGACGGCCTGGGGCCTTGAACTCCTTCATGGCTGCACCTGCATCGCAGGGTCATCCTGCCCAGCTTCCGCAAAACCTTTTGCGCGCAGCTTGCACGCCGGGCACTGGGCGCACCCGGGTCGCTGGCCGTGATAGCAGGTCACCGTCTTTGCCAAGGCCTCCCAGCATCCGGGAAGAATCTTGGCGAGCATAACCTCATCCGCCTTGCTCAACCCCAGGAAAGGAGCGAACAGGCGCAGCCGGTGATCCATGCCTCGTTGAATCGCCAGTTCCAGGGGCTCGAGCGCCTCCCGTCTGCAGTCGGGATATCCCGAGAAGTCGGCTTCGCTCACTCCCATGACCACGTTGAAGCAACCCTGTTGAACCCCCAGCGCCGCGGCGAACAGGACCATCACAAGGTTGCGCCCAGGGAGGAAAGTCGTGGGCAACCCGTCCCCACGGTCGAGCGCAACCTCACCCCCGCCCTCCAGCATAGCGCACCCGCCAATCACCTTGAAGGCGGGCAGGGGCAGCACGTGCAGGGGCACACCGATCGCGCCCGCAATCTCCCGGGCAGCTTCCATCTCGAGAGCGTGCCGCTGGCCGTAGTCGAAATTGACCGCGATGATCGGCCGGGGCAGGTGTCGGATGGCCCAGAACAAGGCCGTCGTACTATCCTGCCCCCCGCTCAACAGCACGATCGTTCCCCCGTGGGTCGGTGCGTCGTTCATTCCATCTCCAGATGGCGACCGATGAGCTCGCCTTCTTCGTTGCGGTCCTCAACCACTTCTACCCCAGGAACCCAAGCAACCGCTTCGGCCAGGGAGTATCGCCCTGCCACGTCACGTTGCTGGGTGGTAACCTGAACCAGGCAACCAACCCCGGGAACCTCAAGTGCCTTTGTGCTTTTCATCCAGCCCTCGGCGCGACTGCTCGCCTTGAACAAGAGCTGAAAGGAATCCCCGTTGCCCCAGACTACGAGGTCGGGCACGTTGACCCGTGCCCCGCTCACCTCGGTGTTGCCCAGCGTCTTTTCTTTCTCGCTCATGTTCTACCCTTTCTTGCCGGGCCCACCCGATCGAGAGCCCGTTTGATTTTCCCCCACGCCTTGGAAGCTCGCTCTGCCGTGACCTTCTGCCCCATGCACTGAAGGGCCAGGATGTGGCTTCCCAGGAAGCCCAAGAACCAGCGCGCCTCCTCCTCAGTCAGGGTCAGGCGGATCACGGCAGCTCCGTGGGGCAGGTGCTCACCTTCCCCTCGCGGGTGAACTTGGGTGCAAGCGCGACCACCCGATGGGGGCCTCCCCCTTCGTCCATCCACCAATACTCCACGCCCTCCAGGCAGAGCACCTTCATTTCTTCAAGGGCTTTGTACTTGACCGCGACCGCCCGGGGCTCGAGCGTCTCCTTCTTGACGGGTCCGCACTCCCCACTTCCCAGGCACAGAAACGCCGAGAACGCCAGCACAAGCACCAAGAACACCTTGGTCGGCATCATGTCGGGCACGTCGTCGTAGGGATACTCCAGGCTCACGGCTCCCCTCCCATCGCCAGGGTGCCACGGGTGCGATCGTAGGCGGTCAGCAGCACGTTCAGCGCGCTCAGCTGCTCGTTGGACCTTCCCAACCCCAGCCGAACCACGAGTCCTTGAAGGGCGTCCCGATAGGCCAAGCACAAGCCGGCACGGGTTGCCCCCAGTTCGTCACTCGCCTCCCGGTACTTCCGCTCGGTCTGCAGGTTGCCGAGCAGAAGCTCTCTTTGCTCCTCGAGCAGGGCCAGACGCTCGCTTTGACCGGAGACGGCCCCGAGCAGGTAGACCAGGGTCACGAGAAGCCCAAAGGCGAGCACGCCGAACGTGAGGGCCAGCATCTTCATGGAAACCTCCCGCGAATCTTCGCAGCCCGCTTGCGGCGCCAACGAGAAAACCAGATCGCCAGAAGTTGTACGCCCCAGCAGACCCCAACCGCGGCAACTCCTGCGACGAGAATGTTGCCGACGTCTTCCCACATCACGCCTTCCTTCGAAAGACAGCGCGCCCGCCATGCCGGCGCACGGTGTTCGCCTTCAAGTGCTTGCTGCCCTCGGGAAGCGCCTTGCGGTGCAGGGGGCCCGGCTCCAGCTCCATCAGGTCGCAGTCCTTGCCCGCCACCTCCATGAGCTGGTCGAGCTGCCCGGCTTGCTTCATGATGGCTTGCTTCAGGTCGGTGTTGCTCATCTCGGCGACAAGCAGCCCGCCCGTGATATGGGTCCGGGAGGGCTCCTTCTCCACAAAACCGAACTCCTGCCCGCGGGTCACGATCTTGTCGAGGATCTCGCTGCGCGCCCGGATGGCCCCCACAACCGCGGAGGCTTGCTTGCTGCCCGAGAAGTCCTTCTGAACCGCCAGAAGGTCGTTGATGCAGGCCAGTTGATTGATCACATAGCCCGCATAGACCTCCTCGGTGGTCTGCCCCCGCAACCGTTCGGCCTCCTTGGCGAGCAGTTCCTCCTTCACCTTGGCGAACTCAGCCAGGGAAAGCCCCATCTGCTCCGCGGCCATCTCGTCGGTCACTCCGCTCGAGAGCAAAGCCAAGGCCTTCGCCAGTGCTTCCCGCAATCCTTCACCGCTCAATCCCAAAATCATGCGCGCCACTCCCTCTGCTTCGACTTGCGGCCCAGCTTGGCACCCCATCCAAGCCCCTGACAACTCTCCGTCAAGCCTTTTTGGCCACTCTCCATGAGAATCAACGGCTTGACCACGTGCAGTTCCTTCCTAATTTCAAATTCCCCCACCGATTTGAATATCGGAAGATTCTATTCTCTTCTTATTTCCGCCCCTCTACACCCCTTCATGTTCCCGCCCCGGTCTTATGCGGCCCCCAAGGTGCAACTTGGGTCAAAACTCGCCCCCAACCCATGAACCCCGGCCCCTGCACCCATTTCTTTCCCTGTTTTGGGCCGTTGATCCCGGCCTAATGAGCGGTGCCAGGCCATTGCGGAAGCCCTTTTGGCTTGCTCGGGGGCCTTGCGGCTGCTTCCGCGTGCTTGCGCGGGTGCTGCGCTGCGCCTGCACGCCCGCGGAGCGCCCCCTGCGCCTTGCGGCGCAGCTTGCGGGGGGGCCTGGGGCGTGTTAGCTTCCCCACCCGCTGACCAGCGCCACGGTCGGGCACTGCCTGTTAGCCCTGGGAGCGTACTTTGTGACCAGGCATGGTAACCCCGGGGGCGCTGGTCAGCTTCTCCTTCCGTCCCTCACTCCGTCCCGCCGCCCCGCTCGAGCCCCCGCTCCCCAGACGACGGCCAAAACGTCCTGCACCCCCCCGACTTCTGTCCCTGCTCACCGATGAACTCACCCGCCCTCCACCAGGCTCGCCCCCATCGCCAGGTGCCCCCCCGCCAACGGCATTGCGGTCTACCACTCAACACCTGAGCAGTGCTTTGCCACCCACGATGCCCCTTTCCTCAATTTTTTCATGTGGTTGGGGGTGCCCCAGCTATCCCTCAAATTAGGAAGGAACGCCCTTTCCCCAATCGTTGCGCGGGGTTGGGGGGCTTGACACTTGTCAAAATTCCGCCCAAGAAACGCAAAAACTACCAGTGGGGGGGGGGTGGTTGCATGTAGGTCAAACGGGCTTCTACCAGGGGCGTGCGATCGGGGGGGTGGGGGGGGTTGCCTTGCCGTGGGGTGCTGTAACCCCGGGTGGGGGTTGCCTTGCCGTGGGTGGTTGCACCTGCACCCTGCACGCGCTGCAACCGCACCCTGGGGCGTCCCTGGCGTCCTTTGTGTCCCTGGGGTGTTTGGTGCTTCCCTGGGGTGTTTGGTGCTTCCCTGGGCCCAAGACGCACGGGGGCGCACCTGGGGCGGGTCGGGGTTGGGGGCACCACTTGCACCCGAGGGTGCAGATCCCCGGGGCACCTGGCTGCGCCAATGGGTCTTGGGGTGCGATCGGTTGGGTGGTTGGGTGGGGGGGTTGGGTTGGGTGCTTGGGTGCTTGCTTGGGGGTTGCGGGTGCTTGGCTGAGCGCCCCTGGTTACACCAGGGGTTCTACCACGTGCGTCCCTGGGTGTCAATTCCGGGGTGGGTTGCGGGTGGAGGTGTGCTTGCGCGGGTGGACTCGGGGCCCCGGGTTGGGTGCTGGTAGAGGGCCGGAAATGCAGGGTTTTGGGGGGTTCTGCGATGCGCGGGGCGGGCGGTGTGAACCCCTCCCTCCTACTTCCTTCCTAGATTGGCGTCCTGTACAGAATGGCGGTCACGTGTACCTGGTGAGGGGTTGGGTAGATAGGAGGGTGGAGTACCTTGGGAAGATGACCACCTGCTATACTGCATCCTGACACCTTCGGTCCCTGGTTGTTGGTTGTCCTTCTGGTTGGGTTGGGGTGTTGTTGTTGTGGGGTTGTTGTGTGCTTGGGGGGTTGCTTTTGATGTCTTGTTTGAAAATACCTTTTGGGGATTGGGGGGAAGCTGGATGCGGGCGGGGGTTTGGAATGGGAAGGGTGGGGAGGTTAGAACTTGGGGGGTTTGAAAGGGGGTGTTGGGGGGCCCAGTTCAAGGGCTTCCAATTCCAAGGAGGTGGTGCTGGGGGAGGGGGTAGGCTTGGCAAGCGGTGGCAGAAAGCCCAGTTCGCGGGCTGTGAGGTTCCCGTCCTTGGCCCATAACTTGACTTGCCCGGTGAACTGCACGTGGAGGGTTGCCAGGTTGCGGGCGGGCTCCCGTTCCCAGTCGTACCTGAACACGGAGGTATCGTACAAGCGGATCGTCCAGAGCAAGGGTTCCCTTTTGGTTTCGCTTCTCCTCCACATCATCACCTCTACTCCCAGCGCCGGCACGTGTTCGCGCAGGGCTTGCTTCAGCAACCCCAGCACGGGAAAGGTGGCCTTGCCCTCCTCGACCGCCAAGAACATCTCTTGACTGAACAGGCACTCCACATCCAGGATGCTTCGCACTTCAATAGCCCCGGCACGGACAAGCCCAATCCCAGGGGACGACGGCTCAAGGTACACCCGGTCAAGCCTTGGCCCCGGTCCCACGTACTCGCCGTACCTGACCATCGTCAACTCGGCCTTGCCCCTCCAGGATTCCTTGCCCCTGTCCCCCGACCATGCGAAGGGTACCTCGGCCTTGACCTCTACCAGCCCCTCCGGTGCCTCGGTCCTCCAGGTTCCCTCGTCGCCCTCCGGGTTGCTCATGGGATCCCAAGGTTGGGGCTTCGCTTCCGGGGAAGGCAACCCCGGCACCTTCTCACCCTGCATCCAAGCACGCCACTCCGCAAGGGTGGGGCTCATGACTTCCCCCGTTCGCGGGCAATCTTTTCGCGGTAGACGCGGCACTGCTCGGCCAGGTCCTCCCAATCATGCACCCCGAACCCGGGCGAAGTACGGCGCAGCTCCTCCCTCAAGGCCTTCATGCGCACCACGGACTCCCGGCGCTTGAGGCACTCGTGGCACTGGCACTCAGACTCTCTTGATTTGGCGGGCTCTACCATCTTGGATCCCTTTCCCCTTGCACGCTGGACAAGGCGGGCACCCGTGGGCACCCCGGGCATCAACGTCGCAGTGCCAACCGCGGCCGAGGGACAAGCGCACCGTTCGCGGGCACGCGGGTGAGCACTGCATCAGCCCGGTCCCGTTGCAGGTGTCGCAGGTGTTCACGCCCCCTTTTCCCACTTGGCCTTCGCCCGGTCCAGCACGGCCCAATCGGGCGCGCCGTTGCGGTACACCTCCTCGAGGAAGGCCAGGTGGCACTTCTCGTGAACCGGGGCCATCACGAACCCGCTGTAGAGTGTGCAGCCGGGCCGGCTGCAATGGAAACACAGCGGGGGCGTGCCAGGGGGCACCTCTACGGTCAGGCCCAGCTTGGACACCTTCAGGGGCACCGCTTGCTTGGCCTCCTTGGTCAGGCGGGTCTTGGGCTTGTCCGTGGGTGTACCGAACGCGGCGGGCACCGCCTGCACCTGCTCGGGCTCAGCGGCCGCGGCGGGCTCAACCTTGGGCTTGTCCTGGGGCGTACCAAAGAGCGTCAGCTGACTGGACATGGCTCACTCCGTTCTCCGGGCCTCGTACCGGACTTCCCACATCGGCGTCACCCGGTACTGCTCAACCCGGCTGAGGTTGTCCCGCACCTTCACCGTCACCTCAAAGGGCGTGTCCCCGCCGAAGAACTCGGCGGCGAAGTCTTCTGCAGCCCGACGGGCGTCAACCGCGTGGCGTCCCTTGGCGTCGTCCTCCCGTTCGCTCCTTGGTGCCCATGCGAAGAACACTGGCAGCTCGGCAGTCATCGCGGGCCCTCCTTCAGGTATTGTTGGAACAGGGCCAGCACGCGGCGGGCCAGCGCCCGGTCCTTCCCCTTCACGCTGGCGGGAAGCTTGTGGTAGCCCAGCCTCTCCAGTAGGAACCTCGCGTGCATCTAGTCACCCGCTTCCGGCCAGTGGTTCAGCAGGGACACTCCCCACCTCCACCCGTGGGTCATTGAGCAGAAGTGGCCGCATCCGCGATAGCCCCACCGGCCGAACCAGACCCGCACGTTCACCCGCCGGTGCGGAATGACCGGCACGGGCGCGTCGAGAGCACCTCAACCACCGTCCCCAGGTCCCCAACCTTGTCACCAACCCCAGGCTCCTTCTCCCCTTCCTTGATATTCAATTCGTGGATCACTCGTTCAAGCGGCTTCTTGCAGTACGAACACAGCGGCCGCTCCAGCTTGGCCTTCGTCATGGTTCCCGCCTTTCGCTTCCAGGTGGCCTCACCGCTCAGGCGCAGCGGGTACCTTGGAGAACTCGAACCTTCCCCCGTCAACGTCTACCCCACGTTGATCGGCGGTTGCCAGAGCGTCAGCCTTGGCCTCCTCCTCC